CCATTTTATTTGACCCTGTGAAAGTTGAATATTAATTGTTTTTAAAGTTTGCTCTTGTTCCATATCTAGGGTTGTTTATGTGTAACTATAGGGTAAGATACCACTAAATCTAGTAGAGTCAATGATTCAATTAAGAGAGTATCAAAAAGAAGCAAGTGAAAAGCTTACAAGGCTTTGTAATAATTATGGGCATGGATATTTAAGTGGTGAATGTAGAACAGGTAAAACACTTGTTGCTTTATCAGTTGTTAAAAATATTGAGGCAGATAAGGTTTTAATAATTACAAAAAAGAAAGCGATAAGCAGTATAAAAAAAGACATAGATTTGATGGATTTAACAGATAAAGTTGTTGTTACAAATTTTGAGCAGTTAAAAAATTTTGAAGGTACATCATGGAATATTGTGATTATTGATGAAGCCCACAGTGTAGGTGCATTTCCAAAGCCATCACAACGGCAACAGAATATTTTGAAATTAAGGTATGAAATAATTATTTTAATGAGTGGAACACCAAGCCCAGAAAGTTGGTCACAGTTATATCATCAGTTTGCTTTGACTAATGTTTGGAGTGAATATTCAAGATATGGCCGTAATGGTTTTTATAAGTGGGCTGCTGATTATGTAGACATTAAGGAAAAAAGAGTTGGAACAGGAATTGTTGTTAAAGATTATTCAGATGCTTATGTAAACGTAATTAAAAGAGATATTGAGCCTTTTATGGTCTATATGACGCAAAAAGAGGCTGGTTTTAGTCAGGAAATAGAAGAAAATGTCCATTTAGTGAAAATGTCTAGAAGAACTTATAGGCTTGCTTTGAGAATTATTAAAACAGGTGTTATTGGTAAAGCAAAAGGAAGAAGTGTCTTAGCTGATACTGGAGTAAAGGTGATGAGCAAACTAAAGCAGTTGTTTAATGGTCATGTAATAACAGAAAGACATGGCACAGTAATTTTTGATAAGAGCAAAGTTGAATATGTAAAAGATACCTTCAAGGGCAAAACTGCGATTATGTATTGTTACAAGGCAGAGGAAAAAATGCTTAAGAAAGTTTTTGGTGATCGTGTTACTGAAGATCCAGTTGAATTTAATAGTAATGATGATAAAGTTTTTATTGGTCAGGTTAGAAGTAGCAGGGAGGGAGTTAATTTAAGTAGTGCAGATGATGTTGTTTTTCTAGGGATAGATTATTCTGCGTTGAGCTATTTACAGGGCAGAGAAAGAGCCAGCTATTTGGGCAGGGATCGGAGTAATAAGGTTCACTATATTTTTGCAGAAAAAAGTATAGAGCCAAAAGTTTTTGAGGTAGTACAATCAAAAGAGAACTATACGATTAACCATTATCGTGATCACAGAGCAGCAATATCAGAAGAAGCTAATCGACAAATACGAAAAAGAGGGCTGGACGGTGATCAAGCTTATTATGTGCAACAAAGCTGGATTACCTGACTTGATTTGTATAAAACCAGATGAGGTTAAGTTCATCGAGGTGAAAGGGCCAAAGGGTAGATTGAGTGAAGTGCAGAAATATAGAATTGATGAGCTAAAGGAAAAAGGATTTGATGTACAAGTAATGAAACCTTGTTGACAATTGTTGATACTTAGACTATAATAAATGGTATAGAGACAACCCCCTCAAATGGAAAAAACTTTAATTCACCAAGACAAAGATAACAAGCATTATCAAATTAATGATCACAAGATTGATGGTAATATTTTTTACTTTCATCATTTAGGTAGAGACAAAAACCTAACTTGGGCAAGAGTCACAATTAGTGTTTGTAAAAATAATGACCCTGATGAAAAGCCAGAAACTTTTCAATTCGATGGAGTCAATTGCGTTGAGCAAGCAAACCAAAAACTTCAAGAATTAGTTTAGTTACTAATAAATATATCTTTGACCCTTCGGGGTCTTTTTTTTTGCAATTTTTAATCCTACAGCAGTATTATTATCTTCAGATACATCAAAACACAACTGTAGGCCTACACCAATATTTACAGAAATCAGTGCATAACAACACAACTGTAGGCCAATGGCAGTATTTTTGTTTTCTGTTGCACTAAAACACAGCAATTGCCTACAGCAGTATTTTTAGGATTCGGTATTTGTAAAACACAGCAGTTGGTTTGCCTAGAAATACTATCCTATAGCTGTATTTTTATAAACTGACTTACTAAAATACAACAGTTGGCCAACAGCAACATTTTTTAAAGCGGGTGCAAGATAATACAGCAATAGCCCGACAGTTGTATTTTAAAGTTTCATAACACTAAAACACAGCAGTAGGCCAACCGCAGTATTATTCGTTGCAAGATACATAAAACACTGGTATTGGACAATAGAGGTATTTTGTGTTGCGAGTGTATTGAAATACAACAGTAGCCCTAGGCAGTATTATGGTTAGTCATTTACTCAAAACACTGCAATAGGTCTGTTGACAGTTGTTGATACTTGTGTATATAATAGAGGTATAGCAACCCCTTTAACACAATGGCTAAAACAAATTATGTTACTGCAACAATGCCAGATGGCACAATTCTAAAAAGAAGAACTGACAGGCAGTACACTCATGTAATTGTTCGTAAGTATAAGCATCAAGATCTTAAGCGAACCGTAACTTATGAAAATGGTAAGCAAGAAACTTTTATTATGGACAGATGGGGTGCTGAGACTTGGATAGGTAGACCTGATTTAGTTGCTGCCAGATGGGAGGGTTTTAAAAACTCAAAACATAATTTCTATGAGTTTTTACTTTTTGAAACAAATAATGAAAATACAGGGCTAATTAATTAGCCCTTTTTTTTTTATTCACTTTACAAATTATTCAAATGAAAACTATTCAAGAAATTATTACCAGACTTAACTACCTAGAAGATCATGGTAAGCAAATCCAAAAAGACAAAGGTAGCAATTACTGGTTACAAGAAGTTGCTAAATGGGAGGATTTATTTTGTCACCATCCTGACGCAGGCCAGACGAGAACATCTGACACTTACCCATGGAGATGGGAAATGAAATCAACTTATCAAAAGGAGGCTAAGTAAATGACCATTTATCAAAATTTACCTGAGACAGAAATACAAATGCTTATCTCTGCATACGAAACAAGACTAAATAAAATCGTCAAGCCATTACAAAGGTTTGAAACTGGTATTGAAATATGCCGCTGGGGTGCGGATGCTAAACATCTTAAAAAGTTTGACAAGCTTTGGAAATGTGAACCTGTCGATTTCAAAAACAGAATGGAGGATCATAACTACAGAGTTGGTCTTGGTACTCCTGATTGCTTAACGGACGTTGTTTATACTAGAAAATTTAGAAACTCTAGTGTATATCATGAATGGTATCTTACTGAAATAAGAGCAAAATACAATGATTATTATTTTAAAATCACTATGTTGGCTCAATATGTTGGATATGATTACAGCCATTTAGTTGGGCAACTTAACTTTACAGAATTAGAACAAGCCAGCATGGATTGGTATTTAGAAAAAAATGCTAGAGGGCCTATAGCAGCCGATGGTTGAGAAGGATATTAAAAAGTTGACAACTGTTGACCATTAGTTATTATTAATTTACCCCTGAAACCAACCCCATGAAACACGCATTTCTCGCCCTCTGCATCTTTGGCATCGGCTATCTCTCAATCTCAGATTCACTTAGAACCTCTACTTCTATAGATTGTTATACATTTAATATCCAAGCTGCGTGTGAGGAGCTTGCCAGAAAATGATAAGTGAATATGAACTTGGGTTACGATTTTATAAAAAACCGAGGAAGAAGCGTCCAACCCCTGATCGCTCCGACCTCGGCAACCTTATCTTAACTATGACCGACAAGGAAATCTTTAATACATTTGCCACTGTTGTAGATTCACCAACTGCAAGCCCTTTTCTAAAGCGTTTAGCACAGGCTGGGCTTGTGGCTATGCCTGATGATAAGACTTTGATTTTAAGAACATGGCCTCGCATCTATATGCAATACGGCCCACACTCTGAGGAGTACAGACCATGACAACAGGATCAACCCAAATATCAAATGAAAACTATCATGCTGATTCTGCTATCTCAGCATCAATGCAAAAGGTAATGGTTGCTCATGGCCCTAAAGCTTACTGGAACTCTTTTCTTAATCCTGACAGGCCAGAACATAAACCAACTAATGCAATGATTTTAGGAACTCTTACTCATTGTGCAATATTAGAACCTGATGAATTAGAGAATCGTTTTATTGCTGTCAGTTCTAGAACTACAAAGAAAGGTAAGGAGGAGGCTAAAGAAGCTGAAGAAAAAGGTATGACGGCTGTAACTGAAACAGATTGGTCAAATGCCATCAAAATGCGTGATGCTGTATTTTCTGAACCTTATGCCAAAAAGTTATTAAGCTTCGGTGTTGCTGAGAAATCTTACTGGTGGGATGATGACATTTCTGGTATCACCTGTAAGTGCCGACCTGATTGGTTGAACAAGGATACTATCGTTGACTTAAAAACCAGTAGATCAGGAGCAAATCCAAGAGACTTTGCAAAAGCAGTGGCAAACTTCCGCTATCATTTGCAAGCGAAACATTACTTAAATGGCATTCCACAGGCAAAAAGATTTATTTTTTTAGTAGTGCAATCTGAATATCCTTTTGATGTTGGTTTGTGGGAACTTGATGAGGAAGCATTGCAAGAAGGTCAAAACTTAAGTAGAAGTGCATTAGATAAAATTGCTGAGTGCCGCCTGCTTGATGACTGGCCTAGCTGGTGCCAAACAGGAGTACAATCTTTATCCTTGCCCAGATGGGCATTTACAACCCCCTTAGAAAAATGAGTTTTAATGAAGAACAGAAAAAACTGTTAAATCAAAAAATTAACAAAAAAAATGTCTCTTTCCGCAGTGGTGGAGGTGGTCAGCAATTGGCTTATCTTGAAAGCTGGCACGTTATACAGGAAGCCAACCGCATCTTTGGATTTGATGGCTGGAGTTCTGAAACTATAGAAACATCCTTAGTTTTTGAAGATGCTAAATGTGTTTCTTATATTGCAAAGGTAAGAATTACTGTTGGAAATGTTATCCGAGAAGGAACTGGTGCTGGGCATGGCCGCATGGGTGGTGTTGGTGATAAGCATGAATCCGCAATCAAAGAGGCTGAAAGTGATGCTAGAAAACGTGCCTTAATGCAATTTGGAGACTCCTTTGGCCTTTCTTTATATGATAAAGACAAGGCATGGTTAAAAACTGAGGACAGCAAACTAGCTACCACCTCAAGCAATAAACCAATACAAAGATCTGAGAGTGACCAGTTCATCAAACAATGTGAAGCCTTTATCAATAACCCTGCTAATAAAAACAGTCTGGGTAAGTTGAAAACAAATATCTCAAAACGGTATGAAACTAAAGCTATCAGTGAAAACCAAAGAGATGATTTATTAACTCTTATCCTAGAGAAGGAGGATCAATGAGCAATGAACTTATAACCTCAGATCAATTAGCTGAAGAGCTTGGTGTTAAGCCTCAAACTGTGCGTCTATGGAGAACCAAAACACGCAGGGGTCATCCTAGTGGCCCTAAATGGACTGTCATTCTAAATAACACTATTCGATACAACCGATTAGATATTGAGGACTGGCAGAACAAATCTAACAACCCTATTTAAAAAAAAATTATTATGTTAAACGTAACAGCCGTTGGCAATTTAGCCTCAGATCCAGTACAAAAAGAAACTGCAAAAGGAACAAAAGTGACTAGCTTTACCTTGCTAACAAATGATCAAGATACTACGACACAGTTTGACTGTGCTGTATGGGGTAATCGTGGTGATGTGATTGCAAACTATGTAAAGAAAGGCAATCAAATTACTGTTGTTGGTCGTGGTAAGTTAAAAACCTTTGAGAGAAGGGATGGAAGTACTGGAGCAGCGATTGAGATCAATGTTGATAATTTCACATTGCCAGTAAGAAGTAGAGACTTTGAAGCGATCCCTGCCTAAGTTATAGGGGCATTTGCCCCTTTTTTTATGACAACAGCCGAAAAGATTGCCGCAGCAAGAAAAAGAATTGCTGAATTAAAACTTCTCATAAAATTATGGAGCAAAAAATGACTATAACCTCAATTCCAACTGTAGTAAATGGCATCAAATTTAGATCAAGACTCGAAGCAAGGTGGTCAATTTTTTTTAGTTCTTTAAATTTAAACTGGTACTACGAATATCAAGGCTTTAAAATTAATGATTTTTGGTATCTTCCAGATTTTTTAATTATCACACCTAGCAATGAACAACATTGGATAGAGATAAAACCATTTAATGAAACATATAATTTAAAATATGATTTATTTAAAAAATCAATACAAACTCATAGGTTACATAAAAGATGCTCTTTACTTTCAGGTGATCCATTAGATTATTTATTATATAAACATGAACCTTATATGCCATGCCCTAGATGTGGAGGTTGGCTTGAATATCAAGATTTTCATTATTCAGGTTGGAGCGGTGATGGTCATGGTGTTCTTTGTAATTACTGTGATGAAGAAACTCCTTCTGGTCGAGATAATCTTAAACAAACAGATGGAATATTACCTATGGAGTATGAACCATACAAAGGAATTTTGGTCTATAAAGAAGAAGATATGGAATTTTATACAGATTTTGTTTGGGATATTGGTAGAAAAGTGAGAAATTTTAACTTTAATTAATTCTTATGAAAAATAAAGACCTGATCAAAAACTACCAGCACCAACTTGCAGAACTGCAAAATCAATTCTGGTTTAATAATTTAGATATGAAAGAATATTGTGTTAGATATGATGCTATTAACAAACGAATCAATGAATTAGAAAATGAAGAGAAATGAAACTCCATCTGGTAAAAAGCTTGATCGCTTAAAAGAAAACAGAAGAAAAAACTTAGTGAGATTATTACTTGATGTAGAACTTCGTGGAGTGGATCATAAAATTTATATAACTAAAGACTCAAAAGCAGACTTAACAGTAAACGATGGAAACTGGGTTAATGATCACATTAGAACAGCCATTGTGAAACATAATTATGAGATAAATAAAATACCAAAATTACAGGTAAAAGATTTTACCACCAA